GTTTCCCAGTCACGATCAAAGGGGGCAGCAGCGCCCCCTGAGACAATTTACTACCTGACTGATACAGGATCTTGTCATCACCTAATGTTACTTGATGTGTAGCTTCTTGAGAAGCCGCTCTGTTTATTTCAGCTTGGTAAGGTCTTGCAACTTTCACGATGGATCTGGCCCTTGGAGTAGTTACATACTCATCAAAACCCGTCCATCTTATTGGATATATTCCAAAAGGCAGCTCACCCTTCTCCAAAACTCCGTGTTCTGTGTAAATATAAAAATATCCTTGCGGATACTCGATGCAAGGCTTGTAAAAAAGCTCGCGGACCATAACTTCGTCTTTGGTCTTGCGGTAAGATGCCTTGTTGCTATCAAAAATCACAAATTCATCTTCTTTGGATTTGTGCAAGAACCCTAATTTTTCAGGTTCATTTCTATACTTTAGTTCTATGAAACTTTTTGAAACTAGCTTGCGGTTGATAAGATACTCAGCATCGTTCAAGTTCTTGCACTCTGGCGGGCGCAATAAGTTGAACGCATGAATAGGCTCATAATTAAAGTCCCCACTCATCACAGGCTGTTCCATATCAGGAACCATTCTCATGCGAGGTTGAACCGCAGGCATCCCTGTCTCGGGATTAATTACTGGCTGACCCATTTGATCCAATACCGGATCCATAATCGGCTCACCGGTCATATCGTCGATCTCAGCCTCCATAATCGGCTGCCCCATGGCATCTTCAAGCGGGTAGTAACCTTTATGCTCTCCCTTGGTTGGATCCCATGTCACTTTGATGGCAAATTCGCCAACTTCGACCCACTCCTCGCACCACTTGCGATTTTTGTCCTTTAGTCTGTGCTCAGTTTTGATGTGTTCCCAAACACCGCGATTAAGTTCTGCGGCTTTTCGGTCTTGCATTTCTGTTTCGTTTTTCGGGGTGGGACGGACGCCGGGGGCTTTTGAGATGATTGCATTTGTGTAAGTCTTGACGACTCGGTAAATATTGTTTTTTGTGAGGCGGAGTTTTTGTGAGGGGGCGAGTTTATTCGTTTCACGAAGCCTCGAAAAGTGCTTATTCACATTCTTGGTGTAATGCTCACCTGCTGATAAAAGCACATTTGATCGCATCTCCGAAAAGATCGATTTATCAACTTCTTCGGCTTCTTTATAAAGCTGGTTGAGTTTTGCTACGTTCATTTGCTTCATGTCTGACCTCACCTAGTTTATGACGATTGATATGACTGTCTATGATCTGTTGTTCATAGCCCTCGGGGTCTTCAATCATCATTTGAGCATCCTCTAAATCTTCAAACACTTGCTTGTCTGATTCAGAAAGCTCTAGCTGTCTCGGTTCCTCAACTGTTCCCAGTTTCGGTGGTTCGGTCGTTGGCATTCCTGCAAACGTGGGCTGAGTTCCCTCGCCCAAAAAATCAACCTCAAAATCGCCAATTTTTAGCTTTTTAACTCGCGCATTGGCACACGCCTTGATAATATTACAAATTTCCTTACCTTGTAAGCCTTTAATTTCCATACATTTCATTCCATTCTGCGATGTCGTTCTCTAAATCGCCCCAATCTTGCGGATCTTCTTGTTTCTCCGGCTCGAAACGGGCTCTCCGTTGCTCAATATGGTATTCCTGCCACTCCTTTTCAGTCTGTGGCAGCTTAGGCTTCTTTTCGACGACCTTTGTCGTGTTCTTTTCGACAATGTCCTCGAAGTTCCAAGGCACCTCAACAATCGGATACCTCGTGGCATCACTTAAATCGTCTTTGGCCTTTTCTTTAGGAGTGGACTTTTGCAAGCCTACCCACTCACTACCCAGTTTACGGACTTCTTCGGTATTAAACAACATCAACATATCGTATTTCAACAAGGTATTTAATAAATCGTACCCTTTCTCGTGAGATTTTTCTGCTTTCTCAAAGCTCTCACCCATCCTTGTCGCTGTTGTCCCGAAGTCTTTTGCCGCGTGATCGTAAACCTTGCGGACAAAATGTTCTAGCGGTCCCTTAATCTCTTTATACTTCTCATAAACGTCGCCTGAAGTTGTCTCGATGCCGTCACCTCTCCAGGCTTTGTAAACGTACCCCTTCTTGTAATCAGGATCGCAAGCGATACACGATATCGCAGCCGGATGGTTGTTGTCTCCGCCCGAGCCAATGTCCACGCCAAGGAATCGAGGCCAATGTGAAGGAATCTCAAAAGGCTTAACAAAATGCCTCGTCGGATCGAATTGATGAACTTGCCTACCTTCGTCTTTAACAAACCTACCGAATACACGCCTATTTACCTCCGCCTTGTTCTTACATTTTGCAATGACTCTTTCGATTCTTTCTTCTGTCCATGGAGTCGGAGACCCATCGACATACTTGAGACAATCATACATTGATACCGTTCGTTTCCATGCACTCGGTAAAAATTCTTGATCGGTCCCTTTGGCCTCCATGGCCCGCCACCACAATTGTTGCCCTAGTGTCGCAGTAAAAACTTTGTGGAAATATCCATCTGTCCCCTCGGTACGAAACTGCAATTCATCGTAAAGATTTTCCGGCAACTCCTCATCGCAAAAAATTGAATACACTGATCCCGACTGAAGCGTATGTGCATCCTGCATATAGGTTTTGAAATATGTAGAAACACCACTGGCCCAATTGATTTGTTTGACGTGCTTCTTTTCGTAAACGACCTCCCACCCATAGATGTCGTCGTCCTTCATGCTCCCACGAGGCATGACCTCTGGAACCCACTTCTTCTCAAACTCCGCGGTGGCAACATCCTTTGATGGATACAAATACCAAAACATATTCGGCTTTCGTCCCCATAAGGTGTCCCACAGCTCTTGGTCCGTTGCCCAGTGTGCCTGTTTTCTAATCTGTGTCGTGGATTTGGAAATTTGGTTTGCCGCAACTAATAGTTGCACTTTATCCGTTGTGTTATTGAAAAATTCCCACGCCCACGGATACCAAGGCCAGCCATACAAATGGGGTAACTCCTCCTGCATTTTTTCCTGGTATTGCAGAAGTTCGAGTTTCCTTTTTTTGTATTTTAAGACATAATCATCCATGAGCTAGCCATGCTCCTCAGACGGTTTTGTTGTTACGTCGATCACTGTCTCAGTCGCGTTTTGGCTTTCGGGCTGAGGCAGTTTTTTGATCTTGCTTTCCAGTCGCCTCAGTTCCGCATCTAATTCCGCTGGCGACAACTTATCATCCGTCTTTCCACTCAAATTCAAACTCAGAGTCTTTTGTTCCACTGAAAACTTCTGCGGATTGACACCTTTGACCCGATTTTCAATCATTTCATGCGCTTTCAACTTCGCATTCATAACCGAAGGAATCGGCTTCCCATCCTTGTCGTAAATTGGAGCCGTAACAATCTCTCGAAGCCCTCGAACCGACTCGTTCAAAATCTCCTCAAGACTGGCCTCATAATCCGCCGGTGGAAACAAAATCCAAGCAAATTTCTTGGAATCCTTGGTCACATACCGATACCAATACTCCTTGGTGCAAATTCCACGAATAATTTGGGATGAAGCCATCATGCAATCATTGTCCAAGGCATAATTGTACTCACGCCAAAAACTCATCCGAAGTTGCCGATCACGAGTGTTTATCCCGTCTCGAACCTTCTTCTCCAGAGCATCCTCGCTCCATGTTTTCAAATATGCTGGAATTGAATCAATACTACCGCGTAAGCGGTCGCTACATCTGGACCATACTGAGTCAGCGTCCTCACGGTCGTAAATAGAAATACAGTGCTTTTTCTCCGCAGCCGTGATTGGCCTATCGGCCCTCGTCGGCTCCAGTTGGTTCCGTCCAGTTCTACCTGTTCCGGCCCCCTTTATCCCTGAAGGCATGGTGCGTGTCCTCGGTGCATAATGAATGGCCCGCTCGCAAATGCAGGGATAGAAATTCTGAAAACCCTATGAAAAGTCATCACAATCGCTATCGGTTCCGAACAACGAACGGAACCTGTGCTGTCCGGGGACTTCAATTCCGGCGCTTCACACAACCACTCTAATCAAACTCAAATTCAATTGGTCGGGCGCGACCCCGATAGAAACCTCTGGATTCTCAGGCCCAATGGAATCTATTGGTAAAAACAGAAGACCGATACTCACTTGAGGCTTTGAGTTGCCTCTCAACCGGTGATAAATCCCGCTGCCTTGGACCAGTAGAGCCAGTGGTCAAACTATTGTAGCGCGAGGGGTTATGCTCCCCCCACCACAGCTTCCCTACAGCCAATTGAACTCAATGATGCAAATGTTTCAAAGATTTGTCAAAAGCGTGGAGCCAATTGAGACAGAAGGGGCGACTGATTTTTAAAATTTTTTGCAGAATATCGGTGCCTAGCAGTCTCCAAATCGAAGACCGCGACCCCCCACCCCCTATCGATCGTGACTGGGAAAC